ATATCAGACACTTCGAAGATTGCCCCGTTCAACAAACCTAGCTCACTATTGTTTCTAAGGCAAACTAATCTGTCTCCGACAACAGGGAATGGATCCATGATACCTTTCAATTTGCGAAGTTTACTGTTGGTTGCTCGCCGTGTCGCGTTCTTACCTACAAGAACCTGATCAAATGACAGCATGGTATCGGTGTCCAGCTTAGTTCCTTTTGGGTGAACCACACAGTTATCCCCATAGTCGCCGATTGTTAACGCTGTTTGATTGCGTGTCTCAGTAGCCATGCGAATAATAGGGCTTTCGGCAGCTTGACGATGAATGTCCGTCAGCATTACATTAGGTTTGACGTTTTCAGTGAAGTAACCAGCGCCTCCGACCGGAGGTAATTGAGCGGGATCACCCAAGACGAGCACCGGTATTCCAAAAGATAGAAGATCCATTCCCATCTGACCATCCACCATAGAACACTCGTCAATTATAACGAGAGCTGCTTCTTTGATGACACTATCTGTATTTAGAACAAAGAACGGCTGTTCTGAGTTATCGCTTTCAATTTTAATATCCGCTCGCAGACGTCGTACTTTTGGATGATCGTCGATGTATTCATCCTTGAGATCGCTGGAGGAAAGTTCCTCAATAAGAGTCTCTAGTTCCAGTTCCAGTTCAACAAGCTTGACACGACTTTTGTCACGAGAATGATATATAAGACTGTGAATAGTACAAGCGTTTTCACAGCCTTTAGAGCGTAAGACATGAGCGGCCTTACCAGTGTATGCAGCGAAAATAACTTCTCCATCTATACCTTCCGCTAAATGTTTCGCGAGTGTAGTCTTGCCTGTGCCAGCGTACCCAAAGAAGTGGAACACCTGTTCCGATCCGTTCTTGAGCCAATTGTTGACAAGACGTAGGGCATCTTCCTGCTGATCTGAGAAATTCATATGTGTCTCCAAGAATAGGTTCGAGGAGCGGCGACCGCCACCGCCGCTCCTCTGTCAAGGTCCGTTTAGACGCCCAATCTAGAACGGAGCCTCTTCGTCGGCATCTGCACTCGAACCACCGCCGTTCGAGGAGTCGCCAGACCCTGTTTCCGAGACTTTCCCTTCGGTTTCAACAGCCGCTTTAGCCAATCCACCTTCGATCATTTCACGGAATTCACGTGCCGCAGTCAGCATCTCCAAACCAGCCTCGTCTGGCTTGATGAGCGAACCAATCCAGGTATCACCGAACGGACGGATCGACAAGTTGTAGAACGTCTTGCCTTTCGCAGTCTGCTTAGTGGTAGAAACCTTGGCACGGTTTGCCATCAAAGGTGGAGAACCCTTGATAGTATACATCGAAGTCCACCAATCCTTCTGCACCTTGATCTTGGTGCTAGAGAATGGAAGCACACAGTAGCCGATGCTCTCAGTCCCTGTCTCGTTCAGGATCAGACAGTAGACATAGTGTGTTTCAATGAGGTCCATACCTTCTGGAGTCTTAAAAGGCATACGCTGGCGATCAGCGTTCTCAGGAGGGATACGTGACCCACCATTCTTCGCAATGATATCGAGGACCAGAGCGCAACCTTCCTCGTGAGAGTCACCACGACCGCCGCCTTTGGAACGGGGAACCCATTCAGCCCAGAGATGGTCCTTGTGGATCGGTTGCACGATAACGGGTTGAGGTACAACCTCGCCAGTCACGGAGTTCACCAGATCGCCAGCTTTCGCAGGATGGTCATCGTCTTCGACCAGCACAGAGTTGCTTTGCATAACGGAGATGAACGGAATTGAAAGGTCGGTGACCTTGACACCTTCAAAGCCTTCGTGTTTGTGATCACCGTAGTCGTAAGTCTCGACCTCGGATGTCTTGGCCGTAGCCACTTCAGTTTTTGCCATTTGGCGTTCCTTGCTAGTTAGTTTGTTGATGGGACTTTATGGTCTAGCAGTCCCTGGACTAGTTGTTATAGCTGAGAGGTCGGATCATCCCTCCATTCATCAGGATCCAGTTTTGAATTGGCTCCCGACTCCATCCTTCATGGTCCAGCTATTCGCAGTCTAGAAGAAGTTCAATATCTCCTAGAGTAAAACTATGATCAGGGGTCAGATGTAGATCATGATCCTCACCACATTGATAAACAGCACCAGAAGAAAGTAGTTTTTGGGCCTTCTCTTCAGATAACTCATGTGTGACATCACTTATGACAAGATATCTCATATCTATTCCTTCACCTTAGCTACACGTTGTCGGAAAATACCGAACGTCTCCTTGGGTAACTCCACACCCTCACCAAGCTGTTCCTTCACCCACGCGTTGAGTGTAGCGTGGTGAACGCTAAATTGTTCTGTCATAACCAGTGGCATTTTGATCTTCTTGACTGCCTCCTGGAATTTCTCGTAGTTGGCATCGTCGCCCTTTGCGAACTTGAACACCAGCTCTCGCTTCACGATGTGGCCATATTCATGATCGTCCAACCACTTAATAGCAGGCACACGCTTTTCGCCAGCAATAGATGAGCGGATATCTTCCTTGACCTCTAGTGTGCGGCCATCCTTGAGCAGCAGCTTCCCATTCATACCCTCTGTGGCAGCGGGTATGCGTATCTCTGCGATGTCCTTACGGTCGTCCTTGGCAGCTTCCAGAGCTAGTTCAGCGGCCTCTACTGCTGCGTCAGCAGCCACCAACTCATCTGCGAGCTGCATTAGAACTATCTCAAGATTTCCTGGAATTGCTTCGTCTTTAAATGCGGCGTATGGATCGTCGGTCATATCTACTCCTGGGCTATCTGTTTGATCAACCTACCTTATCCGGTAGCGGGTGACAACATCAAAATATCTTGGTGACAATCTCAGTGTATTCACCGTGTCTTCCACTCCATTGTAAGAACTTCACTCTACCATCATTGTAGTGAGCAGCGACCGCCGTTGACATTCCGATCAATCCAGGATTGCCGATAAGTAATAGAAAGTCATCATCATTAAACCCAGACAACTTATCGTGAATTTCACCTAGTATGAGTTCCGGATCAAATGGATGGGCAGAAGGGGAGAGGACATAGACGATTTTCCCCCATTTTTCAGCTTTGTTGATTGATTGGAAACGCGGAACAAGCTCACGTCTCGTCTGATCAAATTTCATCTGTTGTTGTATAGCGTAAACGGTCATATCCATTCCTTCCAGGGATCACCTTGTATCTCTGTGGCGATATCCTTCTTGTTTCGGAGATTGTCGACAATGCGTTCATCAACAGTATCGTTAGCCACAAGGTCAATATAATTAACTGGATGCTCGTCCATTCCAGCTCGGTGACAGCGATCCTCAGATTGTAATCTATCTATAAGTCGAAAACTGTTAGAGTAGTACACCATTGTTTTCGCTTGAGTAAGAGTTAGACCTGGACCACCCTTCTGGGCAGTTCCGACAAACCACTTTGCATCACCAGCTTGGAACGCTAGTTTATTTTTCTCAGCTGTATCGTCATCCACTGATCCATCATAGCGAACAGCATCTTTACCCAAGAGGTCCATCAATTGGTCCACGTCGTGTGTGAAACGCGCCCATACTATTGTTGGCGTATGGATCGTATCACGGATATCCTCCATTATCTTCAGTCGGGGATTCTTATCACTGAACATATGAACCGGTTCATCTTCACCAACTGGGACATAATTACATGCGATCTGCTGAAAGCGTAATAACTTTACGATTGGAAGCTCAGCAGTAATTATCTCGTCACCTACTTCCAACATAAGTTCTTCACTTAGAGTCTCATATGCCGCTTTCTGCTCTCGACTCATGTCGAAATAACGCTTGGAATATAATTTCGGAGGCAAGTCCAAAACATCATCTTTTAGTACGCGATCAGTTATCTCAGCTAACCATTTCTTTAGGACATCTAGATTCTGGTATTCTAGTAGCTTATCATACCCTGGATCATAACCGTGTAGTTTCTGACAATCAGCTCTAGTAAACCATCGCCCAAAGAACTGTTTGAACTCTACAGATCCGTGGATACCTTTGTTTTTCCAGAAGTACTCGTCAAGGAAACGAATTTGACTATAGAGGTCGAATGGTCCGACAGCCACGGGGGTTCCGGTAAGGATACGACGATACTCTGCATACTTACCAGAAGCGACAATTGACTTTGTTCGTTTAGCATTTGGGGTCTTGACGTTATGAGCTTCATCGAGGACATACAGACACTTCCTTGCTTTTAGAAACTTCCAGATGAAGTCTTTACCCTCCTTTGTCATGAAGGCATTGTAGCTTATGAGAAGAATCGCCAATCCGTCCCAATTCATAAGCGCGTTCATGTTACGCTTATGAGCTTTGGTGTTCTTCTTAGCTGTGAGGAATACCTGCACCATGGTATCAAACACGTACTCAGGTGGCATATGTTTGGGAATTTCGTCTGTGTTCCAGTTACGCTCAACTCCAGGAGGAGCGACAACCACTAATGCATCAATTCTTTTATTCTCATATAGATAACAAGCTGTGTCAACAATAGGTTTAGTCTTTGCTGTACCTTGTTCCCATAGTAAGCCCCATGACTTCTCTTCAACGTGATCATCTAGGTGCGATAGCTGATGATCGAACGGCTTAATGGTATGTGGGTAATCTTGAATTTCCATGCTGATCTCCTGTTTACGGCACTTTAGCCCAAGGGTGCAGGTAAGACAACATCGCTGACTCCACTGACTTCACTCGTGAAGTGTCTTTTGGCCCCAAGTGAGGGCATCTCAAGTTATTGTTTTTATTTACTTTATTTATCATTGACTTTACTTACTTTACTTACTTTACTAAAAACAACCACCAGCTAAACGCCCCGGCCCCAGCAATTTGCAAACTGGTAGTGCCAGTAGTGCAAGTGAAGTCAGCAGAAAATCTTTTAAGCAATAACAATGCGGTAAGACTTGTGAGATGCCCTCACTTGACTCCACTTGACTTCACTAGTAGCATTTAGCGCAGCATCTCGTAGTGTGGTCCATCAATAAAATCAGGTCCTGGATGACGGACTGTGTATGCTCGGACTGCCTTTTTCATGGCCGCAGCGTATCGCTCTGGGCTGTCCAGAGTCTTAGGAGCGTACTCATCGAGTTCTTTGTCCCATACACCACCCCACCTGAGTTCGCAATCCATCTCACGGCTTAGATAAGCCATTGCGCCAGCAATAGGATAGATCAACGGCCATTCCCAACGTGCTGAACCAACCCAAGGGACGAGGTCGACCGCTTCTCCGTATTCACTGACCTGCTTCTGGTGTTTGGACTTGCGATTGCGCCCATCCAACTTTGATGCGCCTTGCCTGTATAGCCTGTTCTGCATGGACGCTGTGCGGAGACCACCATCTGCCAAGATTGTAAAGTCGACCGTTGTGATCTTGATGCATTCCTTGACAAGTTCTACCAGCCTTGGGTGAACTCCTTGTAGGCTTTTAAGTGAATTTTTACCTAGACGATAGGTCATTACTTCTTCTCCATTCTTTCCAGCATCCTGTCGATCCGTGAGGTTAGGTTGCCCATAGATGAAATTAATCGCTCCTCACTAAGCAGCATCTTCTGCTCCATATCAGCGAGTCTGTTTCCGCTGACATATTTCTCAGCGACTTGTAATTTGAATTCATGCAGTTCATCTGACAACGCTTGATGAGAAACCTTTACCGCAGACGAATTGTCCATAACTTTACGCCATAGGTTCCATATAAGAGTTCCGAATATACCAGATACGGTAACTGCGAGACCTAAGATACTCAGAAGTTCTGGCAGTGTTATTGTCATTCCGTTCATTGGCTCGTGATCCTTTCATCGCGTTTCACATAGAAATCTTTTAGAGACTGAAGTTGTAATCCACAGGCAATCAGATTAGATCGATCATTAAGCCAGAAGAATTCCACCTCCGCTTGGGTAAGGCCACCCTCTGGTAGAAGAATTGGTCGCTCACAAGCGACTGTCAATCCCTCTGGAGGATCTACAAGGATAGGTGGTTCAACGGATCCTATTGATCCTGAGCACGCTGTCAGCACCAATGGCGCGGCGATCAGCATCAGGGTCACTTTCTCCCTCAACCAGTAAATCCTCAATTTCTCTGTTACGTTCATCAAGTAATCTCTCGAGTTCTGCTTGTCGTTGTCTAGCTTCCTCTAAGGCTATTGCATTAGCCTCGATTTGACGGTGACGCTCTTCCTGGATTGCCGTTTGGTATTTTGTCTCGATATCCGCGACACCATTGTCGTAACCACTGTCATAGATCCACCACAGGAAAAACACAACGGCGAGCACAGCCAAGAGGTACGGCAAAAGACGTGTGAATACAACCCCAAGGCGCTTTCCGAGCATGGATATTACAAAGGACACTAACATACCGACCTCTGGGGACACGCTGGTGCCAAGCCTGCGCACCATAGGGCAACCAACGCGGCCACAGGGCGTCCGCTTACGGCCTTAACGGCCTTGTGTTGGGGCATTGGTGCTGTGTTGTTACTTTTGGGCATCCTGCGGGTCCTCCACTGCTTCAATACCACCAATCTGAACCGTATCCTTAGCAAATCGTAGATCATTGACATCAGTGACAGTGGATCCTGCAAAGTAGCTGACGATTATGGTAGTACACATACCAAATATTGTACCCAAGAGAAACGACAGATTCTCTATTCGGTCGGCTGCTCCGTCTTTGGTCACACCATAGACCAGCATCCATCCACCAACGGAGAGCATGAACCAGAATGCTATCCATGCCATCTGTCGGCGATTTTTAAAACGTGTGTCATTCATCTCTATATTCCTAAACTGTTATATCGCCGATCATTTTGTAAGTATCTGTCGTGTTAGTTGGTACTAATTCAAACGAGGAGTTTTGACCATTTGATTTATCTGCAGAAGATTTACTTTCAAGAGTCCCTGTCCCAGAGACTGTGATCTGCCCTGCTCCTCCAGCGATAACCCTTAGAGGTCCAGAAGCTGAGAGACCAGCATTAAGGGTTAGTGTAATTGCAGCAGCGTTGTTCATTTCAAGAGTACGTCTGCCATTAAAGTCAGCAGAAGTTAGAGTTCGTGAGGTTCCGGTATCTTCAACATATTCAACAGCGTCCTCTGAGCTCTCAAGTATCCCCATGCTAAAAAACGTACTGTCGCTGTCCGCTACGTTTCCACCAGAGAGCGCGAACGTTAATCTGTAAATATCATCAGCAAGTAGAGCATAGACTCCAGAAGACATTACTGTTCCATCTTGCGAGGCAAAGCCGCCTTGAGCAATTTTCGTCCAAGATGATCCTCCGTCGGTGGAAACTTCAATATAGCAGGCACCGTCCCTGTTGCTGTCGAGTTTTATACCAGCATTGAATATCCCGTACTTACCGTCTAAGGATGCTGGGACAGTGAATCTATTAGACGAAAGTGCCCCTTCTGTGTCAAAGAGTTCCGTCCCTAGAGTAACTTCTGTTTCTACCCAAGCGGTGATAGACTGGGTTGTTGCTGTTGTGGCTCGGAAGCCTTTGAAAGCCACGGGCATAGTTCCTCCGCCAGACATCGCCTCTGGCTGTGGTCCATCATCGTAGCCTATGCAGCGTAGATATGTCCGACCAGCGCCGACTCCAGCTGAGTAAACTCCGAAACCAACTTCATCTATGTCAGATATTGAATGACTGCTTGTGGTTCCAGAAGACACTTCAATCCAATCAAGTCCGTCCATAGAAACATAAAATGTAATTGCTGTCCCAACACGAGTTACTCGCATATAGAATTTGTCAACACTTGATGGGAATAATCCAACTCGTTCATTAGTTATGTTTACGCTTAGGACGTTTGGTGATGTATTAGTCCAGAATTGAAGTTCGATGTTTCTTCCAAAGCGATACAACTCAACAAGTTTTATTCCGGATGAGGAGTTACCGCAGAAGATAGCTAGCGAGGCGTCGTTGTCATCAACTATAGAGCCTCTTAGGGTGAAGACTTTATCAAAGTCAGCACCTAGAGTTACGGACGCAGCCGCAAAAGAGGCGTTGTCATCCGCATCATGATCAATCATCCAGGTACTATCTGCCGCGTCGTAAGCGTTAGTTACTGGTGTGCCTCCATTCTCGGCAGTGAATATATCACCTGGACGGGTGAACCTAGCAAAACCAAGATGAGTAGCTTGTGGACCTCGCCCTATAAAATCTGCGAGCTCACCAAAATTAACTTCTCTGGAATTTGCCCCGACCTTAGCGTGGAAAACTTCAGTTCCGTCTAGAGGCAACTCTGTTGTGGTCAGGTCACTGATTTCTTTATTAGCCATTATGCTTCGTCTCCACTAAGTGTGACGGTATCGCCACCAGATTGTTGATCACCAGATGTTAGAAGTAGGTCATTCCCAGAATTCATATCACCAGACAATTTTTCAGCGCTTCCTAAAGTAACAGGAAACCACCCATAATACAATGAAGATTTTGTATCTCCGGTTGTTCGTCTTGCATAAAGTCGTATATCAGCCACGCTGCCAACTATACCAGTGAAGTCGACAGCAACCGGACTAGTGACACTAGAGGCTGAAAGAGATACCTCTTCAACTCCATCAACCCATACTTCTAGATCGTAGGTTTCCACTTTATCTGGAGTTTCGTCAGCATCGAGTTCCAGAGAAATCTGACCTTCAGTTCTATTTGAATTTACCCAAGAGAGGTTCTGAGAACCAGCCGCTAGTTTCGGAAGTATACGATCACCACCGTATTGCAGGTTCCTTGGGCGCAAGGGTCTATCAGCAACGTCTTGCAGAACGTAGGAAGATTCTGTAACTTCAGATTCACCTTGTGCTGAACCACCAACTCTATCCAAAAGCTTGTAGTAGATTGTTCCATCTTCAAGCAATTCTGCCCCAATGGTCGAAAGAGACAGAAGAGAAACATCGAAGAAGTAAACAATAGTATCTAAGGCATGAGTGATAGGTACAGTACCTAACAGTCCGCGATGAACATTGGTCAGAGTGAAGGTTCCATCCATATTATCAGTGACGCCCTCATATCCCATCCACTCACCGTCGACATAGAGAATACCGGCTTCTCCACTTTGTATCTGAGCAACAGTGGCAGCAATGGGATCTGATCCGTCTGCGCCTATGATCGTATTAATTGTGAAACCAGTAGCATCAACACCAGTTAGGAAACCCTCAGTGTTCTCATACATTGCAGACAACTTACCGCTGAGAGAATGTAAGACCTGCTGAGGCTCCCATATATCTAGAACTCCTGTTGTTGTCCCACTGACCATATCAAAGCTATCAGAAGCTGCCTTCGGACTAACTGTAAATGGAATGACTGCACCAAACCCATCGAAGACCGGATCCTCAAGATTTGATCCAAAGAAATATGGCATATCAACAATATCAGAAGTAACAATAGCTTCAGGTTCAGGACGATCATCAGACCAACCTGTATCCTCTGGGTCAGAGAATACAACTGTACTGACAGCGAATATATCTTGGACAAGTTCAACAGATATTTTGTTATCATCAATCTGACCGAGATCCAAGTTCTGAACACGACAGACCAGTTCTGTTACCCCGTATTCTGGAATTGATACTTTTATCGGTGCGCCGAGTTCTAGATCAAAGGCATTGCGATTCATTGTGCATGTGAGACGAAGAAGTGGAAACGATAATACAGAAAGCTCTCTAGCTGCCAGTTGATTAGCAATCGTCTTATCATAGCAAAAAGGAAATGAGATCTCACTTGTGCTTTTACCGACCATATTAGCAACTGCCATGTTCTGGGCTTCAGCGACTCTAGTTCCTTCTTTTTCTCGTGATGCAAATGAAACCTTAACAACCGACTTCAAATCTTGCCAGCTTGTTTTTGTGAAAGAAGTAACTTCTATGATATCATCTTCATCATAGATTGGTAAGGTTCCTACAGTGTAGTCATCGCGAATCAATTTAAGTTCAATCTCTCCGACAGAGTTTTGGCTAAGAACACCGTCAATTTGTCTTAGAACCTCCTGGAATATCTTTTTACCAGTTTGAGAAGAAGTGACTTTAATAGAGCAACCATGACCTTCAGCTATCAGAGTTACACCGGCATCGTAGAAAGATTGAAAATTAAGATTAGCTGTTTCTAGACCAAGTCCAGACCAACCATCGACCGCCATATGGTACAAAGCTCCAGCTGGGTTGATGTCTGGGTGATCAAGAGCAATATGCCCAAGGAATGGTAGATTGAGATAGTTGGAATACTTCCCGACAAGAAATTCTGTCTTCCTCAAGGCAGGTGTTTCACCAATCCATTGATTTGGCATAACTATGTGACAGACACCATTGTATGCAGGAACCAGTCCTACACCAATTGAGGATTCCAGATTAGGATCAACGTCTTGATCGAACTTACCAGCGTAGAAAGTAAAGTCACCGACATGACCACCACCACTTTTCTTACCTCCATACAACTTTGGTTCGTTAATGTCAGAAGAGACCGTATCTATTACTTCTCCGAATCCTTTAATTGTGTATGTTTGCGAGTTAACGGTGATAATAGTAAATAACGGAAGAGTTGGTGAAAGCTGTGCGGCAACAGATAAATATCTGGCTCCTGGAGCCAGTGTATAGTTGACTTTCATTACCTCATTTATAGTATCACCATTTTCTGTATCCTGAACTGCTAAAGCCCCTTCTACGGGGTTCACAGGACTTCCGAAAGGATCTCCACTAACTGAATGCATTATTGCGCTAAGAGTGAAGCTACCGCTCGATGGACCACCTCCAGCTAACGGTGTTTTCTCAGTATCAAAATCAATAATAGCCTCTAGTTGTAAATCACCAGCGGAGGCAAGATTATCATATTGTTCTGCTGTCAATCCAGTGACTGCTAGAATATCAGTTTCTTCGTAGACCAGAGACGAGGAACTAATGCTCATAGTGAGATCTTCATGATAAGTCTGCACCTGTTCTGGGTACAGGGTATCTCCTTCAGCTACCACTTCATCATCAATATAAATTTTCTTAAGCTGAACGTTAGGACCGAGACAAATACCAAGATCTATAGAAAGATAATAATTATACCCAACCGTAACTTTCGTGGAACTGAACAATCCGGTCTTCATTTTTTCTTTTATAGGCTTTGATCTAAAATCTCCATACCAGAGAGTGTTAGGACCGGCGATACGCGCACAACCCAAGAGGAGGGCTACCGGAGCATCTTCGGTAGCTTGTGGGAAGTTATTAGGATCCAGATCTTCAGGACGTGCGTTCTCAAACTCTGGCTTCGGGGCCAGCAGTGCCGTTATGAGGAATGATACGGCGAACAGGGCTAATGTGAACCAAATCATCAGAGACGGCTCTTGAATGGATTTTTATCAGGCACTAAAGGAAATCCTCCAAAATTACGCGCGTTATTGAACTTAGTGATACAATCACCGGCTAGGGCGTGATTACAGCCTTGGCGAATAGTGATAGTGTCAGTAGCTACTAATCCTGAAAATGGAGATGATACAGTAAATAGAGTTCCGACATTGTCGATTATCATGCGACGCTCCCCACCAGAAACAAACACCATCTCACCAGCGTTACAGGCGTCGTCTGCGAAAGGTGAGCTTGCAAGAGTAATCATATTCTCAGAAATACTGCTTACCACCACATTACTTTCAAAGGTGGTTGGATCAACTTGACATAAGTCATCATATAGAATATTGTTACATGGAGCCTGATATTTTACCCCTGGAAGCGGACCGTTAAGTGCGAATGATAGTAGAGATGGAACTTTTAGCTTGGCTATGTTTTTCTCAACTGACCAAGATAAAACTTCTCCTTGCCATTGTAAAAGAGTTGCATTTACATCATTAGGATGAGCTCGTCGTAGCTCTAAGATCAAAGAAGGTGGCGCGGTGCTGTAGACGTATTCCTGAACCATTGGATTGTTGAATGGTAAGGAGATAACCATAGACAAGTCTTCATCCTGAGTACCTCGTTCCAACTTCTCGCGCTGAATAGTAGCAATTTCGTAGGTTCCTTCGGAGTTGGTGATCTCTTCGTTCCAAGACGTGAAACGATATGTATTATAGTTTCCGGTGAACTTGAACAGTTCTATTGGAGCGCCACTGGCCGAACTCTTCTCTGTTGTTTCGAACGTCATACATCACCCGTTATCTGTTGTAATGATATCGAAAGAGACCTCACTCTCAAGAGGGTAATGCCGCCAAGAAATCTGATCAGACATCCTTGCTTTTAGAAGGTAGCTGATGCGGGTCACATTAGCCACTTTTGGGTCTACTGGCAAGGCCGGAGAAAAGGTGACTATTACAGTACCTCCTCCGTCCACAGAATTAGTGATGGTATGAGAACTTTTAGTTCCGTCGGTGTATAGAATTTCAAAGTGAGTATAAGCAGTGAATGCGTGGAATAGTTCATCGGAATAGGTTTCATTGATAACCATAGTCGTACCACCTTGAGACAAGGCTGTGTCAAGGGTCATGTCTGCTAATTGAGATGATATCAAGAAAGGCTTCCATGAACCACGGCACCAATCCATCAAGACGGTCCAGTAATCATAGTCTGCTTCATTACCATAACCGCGCTCAACTCTGAACTTGCGCGTACCAGAGATATTGGCTCGCAGGTATCTTGAGGAGATAGTTCTCAAGCCAGTCTTGTTATCATCAACTTCACGAGGAAAAGTATAGTTCTCATCCACACCAGCTTGGAAAGTTCTCTCCAGAATAGGTAAGCTATCCAATGTTGTCAGGGTCACAGCGTTATTGGTACGAATTACATCGTTCTCTATCCAACTACTCACTTGGGCAGATACTGAACCTGCCATAGCATCCCATCGGAAACCTTGTCCGTTAGCCAATAAGCCAGTGATACCTTTGATTGTGAAGAAGTCTGTTGTGATGTCAATGCCCAAGGGAGCAGACAGGTTAGCACCATCTGCATCCATAGTTGTGACGACACCTTCTATGGCAACTCTGGTGTAGGGATTGAAGAAAACAATACGACCACCGTCTGAAATTTGTGCTCGCACAGGATCAAAGAATACTTTGGTTGCACCGCTTGAGGCGAGAGCAGTAACTCTCGCTGCGAATGGCCAAACAGGGACAGTCGAAGGTAACATTAGATCACGTGCAATAAGTTCAACAAAGGTATTGCGTTCAGTCTGATCTATTCCAGCCCAAGAGAGGGTCATAGTTGTTCTAGGAGTTGGACGGAGAGACAGTCTGCTCTCTGTACCATTCTTCGTTGACATTATATCAGTTAACCAATTCCAAGTCTCTCTGACTGGTGTCTCTGGAAATAGATTTAAGATATTGGTCATTACGCACCTAGAACTTGTTTGATCGACTTGGCGTTGCGCTCAACAGCCTTAACGATCATTGTGTCTCCTTCTGAACCACCGAGTGCACCAGCGATATCAGCAGGACTGACAACAACGGCGATATTCGGAGCGGCTACATTGACAGTCGGAGCTTCATTACCACTAACTCCCTTATTGTTCTTCTGAGCATTTTGTTGACCTGGAGTTAGGATATCTACGCGCTCGTCGGGTCGCTTGGCGAATTGCACAAGCTGACTATCTGTTGATCCAGGACCGCTCGGTAGAATAGAACCACCGCTGGAAAACCCAAGGGCACCACCGCCACCAGTAGCGCCGCCCAGAGGTGCACCGAACACAAAGCCAAGAGCCTTGAGGATCAGTTGCTTGGCGATCAACTTAGTGATCTGTGAAAATAAGTCAAAGAAGAACGATTTGATATTGAACTTACCGGTCTTAGCAAACTCTACGATTGCGTCGGCAGCACTATCGGCAGCACCGACAACTACATCGCCGAGTGCTGAGCCGAGTTCAGATGCGCTCATGATAGCACTGGTGATAGACGCTCTGAAACCTCCGGCCAGAGTTCCAGCCGCAGAGTCAGCCGCTGTCTGCATCTCACGGATGGCAACCGTATAATCTTCAACGCTAAGACGTCCTTGCTCAAACAAGGCGTTCAGCGCCATCTGTTGTTCTTTGATCTCTTCACGAGGACCAGTGATGCTTTCCAAGACTTCTGCCTGAGTGCGAGCAGCATCCAGTGATTTCAGAGTAGCGTTTGCCAGTTCCAGTTCCGTTTGGGTCAGACCACGCTTCAGATCTTTCTCAATTTTGAGAATTTCCTCTGCGCGTTCACGTTCACTATTAGTCAAACGCAGCAACTCTATTTCCTTGTTCATACCAGCGATTATCGCACCGAAGTCTTTACCTTTACCTTTACCACCACCTTTACCGCCGCCGCTGCCGCTATCAGTAGTATTCTTGTTAGCCTCAGCTAATGCGATTAACTTATCATCTGAGATCGCATCCTGAACATTAGATCTAGCTCTATCAGTGATTGGATCAAGTAGATTACCGAAGGCGTTTCCAAGACTTTCTAGACTGGTTGACTCAAAAGTCTCTTTGAAAGCACCGCTGAAAGCTTCTGCGGCAGCGTCCCCTGCACCAGCGTATTCGCTTTTAAATCTACCGAGCTCCACAGAACCGAGCTCCCCGATCTGACCACTGAACCCAAAGAGTTCTGCTGCCTTGGTTCCACCAACGAAGGAGACCAATTTATTGATTGCTCCGATCACAAGGTTAATTGCCTTAATGGCTCCGTTAGCGAATGCCTCAAATCCAGCGATTAATGCATTTGCTATAGCAGTCGCGGCTGCGCCTGCTCCTGGAGGAAGAGTCTTGAACGCTGCGATCACACCAGCGATAGCTGACTGAGCTGCTCTAGGTAAAACCGTAAGAGTATCATAGAAAACAGTTCCTATGAACTCTATTGTCTTAATGACACCAGAACCAAATCCCACAAACAAATTAGATACGAAACTTATAGAGCTATTGAATCCTTCTTTAAAAGAATCAGTGAATGGTAAAATCTCTTCAGTCATTAATTGAAACGCTGCAACAACAAAATCTCTAAGACCGACCATTCCATCTGAGGTGACTTTAATGATGTTACCCCATTTCACAAATATAGCGATAACCGCCGCAACCGCCAAAACAGTTAAACCTATCGGACCAATAAATGCAGCTAGACTAGACATAGCTACACTAACTAGACCAATACCACCAGCCAGCATTGGGAGCATACTTGTTAGCCGGGCCGCTGTGGTGGCCTGCGCCGCCTGTGCGCCCGCTAAACGGGCGTTAGCCGCCGCTGCGCTAGTGGTGGCAGCAGTTTGTGCCGCACGGGCGCTAGTAAGCCTCCCAGCAGTCGTAAGTTCTACATTCTCTACAATAGAAAGTTGTTGCGTGGCTCTTGAGAGATTAGCTTTTGCCACACCTAGAGCAACGAAGCGACCCGTTGCTATATTACGAGCCTGCCCATTAACCACAGTGAACTGAGTATCGAGAACGGTCTGTTGTAGCTGTGCCTTCTGAATACCCAAGAGGGACAGTCTCTGGGTAAGTTCCACCTGACGTTGAGCATTCTGTGCTACCTGAGCCGCATTGTTGCGGACAGAAGCAGTCGCTCTGAGATTCTCTACCTCCAAGAGACGAACTGATCTCAATGCGGCTGTTTTCAAACCTACAACATAATTGGCTATACTGGTGAGAGCTCGACCAGCGAAAGTTGCCGCCAAAGCCACACCTAGAGTTGCGAGTGTGCCGATTATTAAATTAAGATTCTCAGACAGAACAATGATCGCCTTGGCCAACTTAGCTGAACCATTGGTCGTATCATCGAGATTGTCCAAGAACTGCAACCAGTTTGAATTGGCGATCGATAAAGCCTGAGCTATTGTCGGAACAGTATTGCCGAATAATGTGTTGATCTCATCTTCTGCTTCACGGAACGCTTTGAGAATAGTTTCTGCTGAAATCTTACCATCAGCACCCATCTCACGCAGTTCACCACGCGTGACACCAAGGCTCTTAGCAATAACGTCGGCGACAAATGGAAGTTGCTCGAGAACAGAACGAAGTTCGTCACCTCTAAGCGTGTTGGACGCCATACCCTGTCCAAGCTGGATCAAGGCAGCATGTGCCTCTCTGGCAGACGCACCAGAGATGATGGTCGCTTTACTAAGGCTCTCAGTGAACGTAAGTGTTTCCTCTTGGGATATTCCTAGTTCACGGACTGACAAAGCAGTACGAGAGTATATGTCTGCAACGGCTTCAAAGCTGGTACGGCTATCTCGAGCCACTTGGAATAGACGTGTCTGGATTTCCTCAAGATTAGATGCACTTTTTGAAGTCAGTCGCAATCTGTTTTCATAATTGGTCAACAAATCAAGCTGACGTGTGATTGCACGAATTGCCCCTGCTCCGCCCAAGACGAAGATGGCTCTCTGCATCAAGAAGATACCGCGTGTGGCATTGTTCGCCGCTACACCGATATTGTCTATCTTACGCTTAATAACTCTAAAGCCAGTTGATCTAGCTCTGATGTCGACATTATGAGTAGTTGTAGCCATTACGATAGCAACCTAAATCCAATAATTTCAGACTGAGCCTCCAGTAGCGCAGTCTCAATAAAACCAGCAGCTACTTGAGTTGAAGAGCCAGAATTGAGTTTTCCGATATACGGCGTGGCGTTTGATATGTAGATAGCAGTTTCCAGTCCCCTTCCGGACACCCCTCTAACAGAACCGATACGAGCTAGTCCTGCAGATATAGCCGCGCTGGCATTAGCGCTCTCGCCGATACCGAGGTTCTTTCCTGGAGAATAGGCTTTGATAACAGACCGAGTTGGCGCACCAATACCGACGCGCCAATTGGAACGAGCGACACCTTTATCAACAGGTGTGTTTTGAACAAGACTTCTCAAGGCGCGTGAAGAAAATGCCTTTACCATCCTAGTCCCAGAGTTCTCAATCTTAGAACCCTGAGACCTGATGTTACGTGAGAACTGAGCCAGAGTAGCCATCACTTCTTTCCAATATGTTTGAGATAGACTAAGTCCATATCCCTAACGTGTGAGTGCATAGCTTCCGTCTGATCCTCGTCTAAGCTATACCTGTCGCAGTATTCCTGAATTGTTGTCCACCATATTGGTCCAGCACTCATGCCCATTTGTCTAGAGGCGATTAAGTCCATGAACCCTATATAGTATATCTCCAAACCCGGAAGAAGGCTAGGGGCATTAGCTATCTTTTCTGGCAGAGGCAAGCCACTCTTCACACTTTGGGCTATTATCTGCTGTTCTACTGGTCCCTGAACTAATTGATACTCCAGGAACTCTATGAGTTTTTTCCCTCGTCCTCTATTTCCCCCTTGCGGAAGTTGGCGAGTGATGCGGCCTGCTCTTGCAGATCCATAAACAACCGAGGTAGATCACGCAGGGCAGTTTCCACATTGACTTCGCTGAACGGTACGATTTCACCTTCACGGTTCTCTATGCCAGACTTCATGGCTTTCTCGTCACCTTCGCCTTGCATTACTTCCCATGCGAGGATGATGGTTTTGGAATAGATGTCAGCCATCAGTGCCTGCGAGCGTTCGTTGCTCAAAGCACCGGACTCAAGAGCGCGGCGAACCGGCTTGAGTTTCTTTTCGGCATATCGGACATAATTCTTATTACCTTGCCCAGCAGAGGCAAGTAAGACACGAAAATCACCGTAGTCAATCCAGACTCCGTTAGCTTCAAGTGTCTCATCGGTTTCAAAGACGTCGTACATTCCCATATCTATATCTCCTGGAGGTTATGGTGGGCGCCCCGAATGGGACGCCCGTTAGTGATTAAGCTGCTGTCGGCAGATAGTTGAAGTAAGTGACCAACAGTGTGTGATCGAGGTTGCTGTTAACGTCCTCACCAGATGCCGCGTCGCTAGAAAGAGGCAAAGTAATCGGTTGATCAACCTCAACTGATAGACGACCATCACCCAGAGCGATGAGAGGCATATCAAAGATGAGACCTTGATTGTCCCGCACAAAGCCCATATCCAATGTCACGTCTGCGTTGTTACGAACTGCAGAAACAGCGGAGACATTGGAGAAATAGGCAGTAAGACTACCAGAGACCTGAAACGTACCAGCGGTTACGTCAAAGGCACCGAGAACACCGACTGCCTTGTTTGGTGAGACATTGTTGTTGATAGCGAGAGTAGCCTCTGTGACATAAGCGAATAAGGCTGTAGGGGCCTCATCAGTATCACTGACCGTTGATAGACGAATGCGAGAAATATCGCTAGAGGTGTTATACTCCTTGGCGACAAACGGCGCGATGACCCCGCTCTGCTTTTCACCAGTTGTGCTATCTCGTTGCTCGTTATCAGTAGCTACGAACGAGAGGTCCATATTAAGCAGGTCAGCGGAGGGAACGTTAATAGTCACTTCGTTAGGTACAGCTCCAATAAGGACCTCAGACTGGAGATCTCCTGGAGCAGCATCATCGGGAGCGCCCAAGAGACGTTCCACATTGTATGAACGTCGTACGATATTGGAGCCGCTTTCATTACGAATAACATCACCGAAGAATAGCCGAATATCTAGACCAGTGCCGGTTTCAGCAACCATCGCCAAATCTGACTTGTCGATGGTCAAGGCATTAGCCGCTATTGCACGGATGCGTTTGAATCCGTTATTCGCAGCCGTTGCGAACTGATCGCCAGCGGTGTCACCGCCGACAAAGATCCATTGACCTTCAACCAATCCTAGAGTTGTAAAATCCAGAACGGTAGATGTGATTGTTGGGAGATCACCAGATGTGTTAACATCAAGATCGGCAGTGCCAGCCACGTTCCCTACAACTCGAATGTTAGCTCTTGTCGGAGGAGAACCTTCAATAACAGTGGCGGCACATGCGACAGAGGTAGATGCGACAACAGCGGTCACCTCTTGCAAAGCATTGTTACCTGAGTTAGTGAAGTTCTGGCCTTTGATCAGCGAACCAACCAAGAAACCGGTTGTCGAAGCAACCTCAAACACCGTGCCGGTGACACCAGTCGGCTCTTCATAACCCTTTTCACGCACATTGGCGAACATGACGCCTTGCATGATATTGGATAAGTTGGAAAAGGTTAGGTTCTGATTAATACCGCCAGATGCGTTCAAATCAGTCGTAACGCCTTTACGGCGTTGACGAGATGGGTTGATCGGATTTGGAGCAACAGTGATAATCTCACCGCCGAAGTCGTTATAGCTGTTTGGTGCGAGTGAATGCCAGACGGGTGATCCTGCCTGACCATTTTCGCCTGGGAGACTACCAAGAACGGCTTCCTCGGCAAATGCGAGGCCCGTGATATTGGAGTCGATCTTGTTGACCTGTGCCATTTAAGGCCTCCTTTACTTTGTTTCGTTGTACTCAAATTCTATGAGCATGTTATTGTGATAAAATTGGCTTTCACGACCGACTTCCTGCATACGGACATTTCTGAACCACACACCATTATCCGATACCATACCCTCATATGCGTCGGCCACCACTTTAGCTAAAGCGTAAGACTCTGACAAGCCATTTCCAGTGGGAGTAAATATGGATGCGATGGCTGTTCCGGTACGCACGAAGTTGCGATTTCCAATTCCACCGAGATTATCTTGTCGTCCTGTAGCATGTCTAATAATGAACACTGCCCATGGATCGTCTGAGGTATTACGCTGATCACGAACATTGTCCCAATGAAGATCATAGCCCGTAGTATCCCACGCAACCTTCATCATAGAGTTAATGTCGTCCACCGCTTGGGTAAAAGTCAAGCTCATCTACGTATCCCCACAAAGCCAAGTAATTGAACGTCTCCAGGTTTCAGGATTTGCAGACCAATGATGCCGAATACTTCTGTTCCATCCTCAACATGGGAAAACTGACGCATGTCAGTGGATCCAGGGTAGAAGATACCAATGTAATCAGAGAATTCAATGAGATCTTTAAACTCTGTTCCTTGCCCAAGAGAGGAGAGACCGAACTGCCGAACTGTGTTCGGAGGTGCGAAGACAGCCTTTGTTTCGAACTCTGTATCTACTCCCGTTTGGGCTCCCCAAGGTTTAGCTGCATCAGAAGCCACTTCTGACTTCCGTTGAAAAGTGACAGTTCTGCCATTGGCTGTGATAAGGCGATCAGCAGTCGCAGCTAATTTTACATAATCAACCATTACCGAATCGTACCTCCTGAAGCATTCATGTAAGGTAAAATTAGACGATCAGCAGCAGGATAACTTTTCAGAGCAGTTGAAGAACCGACAACGTATTCAGTCTCTTCCTCAATTGGTCCAACTTTCTCTTTCTTATATTTAACCATATTGCCAGTGGGATCAAGCGTAGGATCCTCCAGCAGGTCTGCAGTCAGGGAGCGTAGGGCATACTCTGCCACGGCTTCTTTGACGCCCTGTGGGACGCCTAGAATGGCTGTGCCTGCATCTGTATATAGGTACAGGCGCGGGAAGGGTAAGGCTTGTCCTCGGTTCTCATCATTACCGCCGTTTAGGGTAGCGAAGGACCATGTCGCAGAAGTTACTGTGGTTGAGACCGCAACTGAATTACCATCCTCGCCATCAAAGGCAGCTTGAACCAACATGCTCAGTCCGGGATTTGTTTCAGCACAGAAATCAATATCAGCGGCATTGATAACCGATATCATGTTATCAATGGTTTCGCTGATACGAGTGGCAATCAATGCCTGACTAGCGGCGACCGCGACAACAGTCTTGAACGTGAACACGTTTCCATCTATGGTGATTGTCTCACCGTCAGACGGAAGCACAGTAAACGTAAGGACTGACTTAGCGCCGTTGGAAGAAGTCTCTTGAATCTGACCACGGAAGCGCCCAAAGAAGCGTTTCACGATATAGTCAGTTCCTTTGATGATAGCATTCTGCTTGACCGCAGATGTTCCAGTCCAGGTCGTGATACCTCGATCAACAAAGTATGCATCGACGAACGCTTCTGATGCCAGTGCATTCGCATTTACAATTCCTGATCCATCTTCAACGATAAATGCCATTATACGTCCACCTCATAAAAATCTAAATGGAGCTGAGCCTCTCTGTTATTTCCAGCTAAATTAATCAGCTTAAAATAATAGTTCTTCCCAGGAGCAAGTATCCAATAGTTTTCTAAATCACCATTTGCTCCGTAGGCTGATCCTCCAGATCCACCGACAATTAATTCAGTATCTAAGATAAGACCATCATCACTCACTGTTGGATTAGAGAAAATCAAAGAGGATAAAGAATGTGTAGATTTCCTATTATAATTTACTGGTGCTAGAGGAACACCGTCATCAGATATTGTGGGATCTTCAAAGATCAGAAATTCTCCATCACCACTAGTGGTCGCTCTAGGGAGAACTCTCACATCATGGGCAGCATCGACCTTTAGGAGAATTGAGACAAACGCATTATTCCCAATTGATAGATCCACTAATTCTGTCTTAAAGGCTAACCCTTGTAACGATCTTGCATGAAAATTTGGCAGGATTGTAACTTGATTTTTCAGACCACTGTGCGCTAATCCAAAGGACATTACGTTTTTGTCCCTATTGCAAACGGCACTCCAAAACCATCCAATACGTAGAGTGTCATGGTGCCTCCGGTTGTTGTCGCAGGATTGATTATCTTACCAGCTTCAACGTAACCTATGATATGAATGAAATCAGCCGCAACTGTAGGAGTTTCTACTACACGAGCATCGATAGTCAGGACAATCTGACCAGCAGTTATTCCAGCATCATCTGAAACAGCAACAATTCCTCCGGCTGGCATCTGTAGAGTACCGAGCACAGTTGGAGCTGCTATCAATGCAGAGAAACGGGCAAATTGTGCCCGTTTCTTGTTACGTTTCAGAAGGTGGAATACCGACATTTAGCTTCCCATCAAAGGACGAGCTGGACGGGTTGCTCCACGTCCAGTTTTTCGAGCCATTGCTCGATCGATTGCCATTCGTGGATCAAGCGTCCGAAGGTCCACACCTTTAAGCAATTCGCGTGTTTTGGTGATACGAGCACCACGAGCCTCTGTCTGAGACTTGATGAAAGCCTGAATAGCTTGCTGATCACTCATATCAGGAACTTCGCTCTTGATGCGGTTCTTGGTATAAGCCAAGGACAACTTAATGCGATTCTTGATATCTGCTGCTCGAGACATAGCTTCTTCAGCCTCTTGAAGCTGCATAGCCAAGACCTTCTCAAGTATCTCTAGAACGGAGGGATCCAATTCCATGAGAAAGGGAACGAACTTCTTTTCTGGAAGTGGTTCTCCTTCCAAATAAGTTTCTATACCACCGAGATCGATCGGAGGCTCCTCTTGGGCTCCATCCTTCTCCTCTTCAGCCTTATCTGCGATAGCCTGTGCAGCAGCTTTCGCCTCATCATCAGCTTTAGCTAGTGCTTCTGCATCCTCTGCTTCTTTCGCAGCCAGTGCTTCAGCATCAGCCTCTGAGGTATCAACCTTTTCCGGAATAGCCATATTTTCGCGAGAGAATTCAGGAGCAGCTTCTGTGACGTCTGAGCGAGAAACTTTCTCACCGACTGCCTCAGAAAGAACATCTAACCGCGGAGCACCATCGTTGGTCCACTGGTCGTCGTCTAATGCATCCATGTTCTCAAGTGCTGTCTTGATTTCCATCTGTAAACCTTCCTAGGTTAATATAGTGTCATGAGGAGCCCAAGAAGAGCTCCTCGTTGTGATTAATCGTCCAACATGGTAATGAGAGTAACCTCAAGAACACCAGTTGCCGTGATGACTACCGAAGTGTCATCCGTCTGATCTGCTGCGTCAATCAGCAAGTTCAGGTTCAGTTCCAGATCACCGTCTGTGTTATCCAGAACATGAGATGATCCGTTGACCACATTGAGTGTAGGAGAGACCTCGGCCGTTGCTGCACCAAGAGCAGTTTCAGCGATGAAGTCTTCGTCACCAGCGCTGATGGTAGCATCGGCCGCAGGCGTTGAACCTACACCAAAGTCGCCATCAAAAGTATCACTGAGATCTCCAGAAGTCGGACCGGTGAATGCAACCTGAATAGCAGATGCCAAGATCAGAAGCTGACCTTCTGGCAATCCACCGATGACAGTAGAGCCGAAGCCAATCGCCGCACCAGTTGCTACCGAAGTAATCTCATGATTGATCGGAAGCCGAATTTTCGTAATCGCTTGTTTCTGCGCGTTTCCGCGAGAAAGTCCACGGGGATATCCTTTTGACATTAGGTTTCTCCTTTCCGGGTTTAGGAGGGACCGAAGCCCCTCCCGTTGTTCTTACGCTTCGCGAGTAACCAGACGAGCGAACTTGATCTGCTTACGCTCAGGATAGACACGGTTCCAGGAACCTGCTTCATCCAGATCGTCGTCACCTGTGCCAGTGTTTGCAGGACCACCGTCACCAGCAGTGCCGACCCACGCATGACCAGTTGGGTGCATCGTCCACATGACACGAGAGTAGAGGACGTCTTGTCCACCACCGTTACCGCCGCCAGCTTTACGATCAACCTCTGTTGCGACAGGCGGAGTACCAACGCCGATCTGAGTTGCCCCGCTGCCGAACAGCCAAGTGTCATAGACAGAACCAGTGCGTGGAACACCGTCATCAACGATAACTTCACGGCCCAAGAAAGTCGGGATATTAACACGACCTTCTGAATCAGGGATGAAGTCGATGAGGTTGTTCTTCTGCATACGGTTATACACGATCGAGTGGACCATGACACCAGTCAGGTCTTCCATGCTGTCGCCCATCGTCACGGCTGCGTCCAAGAACGCTTCGGCCGAGAAGTTGGTAACACCGTCGACGAAACCACCACCAGAGATGTCGTTAACATAGTCACCAGAATCATTGGCCACGTTGTCAGCGATAACACCGTTCCAAGTAGCAACGAAAGCCGCCTGCATCCGGCGGACCCAATAGCTCGAGACGCGAGAAGCAATGCTTTCCATCGGATCAGCACCAGCCAGAATGGCAGACAGATCGGAAGTGGACCAAGAGTTATTGCGGTTCATGCGAACTGCAATCTCTTTGATGGTGCCTGTTTTCAGTGGGTTAGGTGGACGGGCAACACCAGCAGGTAGAGCCGCGTCTGCATCATCGAACGGAATAGAAGTATCAGTTGAGATACGATCAGAATCGTTGTCCAGATCTTTGAATGACGGAACTTGGAAGGTGATACCACCACCAGAAAGTTTCGAGTCCAAATCTTCGGAGCGAACTGCCATACCAGATTGAATAATACGCGATTTTTCCTCTGTGAGGTTTTGCGCATAACCAGTGAAGATCTCGGGGACGATTACGTCACTTACCCGAGTAGAGGGACCTGCTGCCATGATATTTCCTTTCGTGGCAAAAATGAGAAGGGAAGAGGCGAACCCATGTTCAACTCGGGAGGAAGACCCATGTCTTCAATGACGTAGACCTTAACCTAAGTGGAAACAGAAAGCAACAGGCTATTTGATACGAATTACGCCTCACTATTTCTAGCGAGGCGCAATCACTTAGGCGTCGGACTACCACATACAACGCCTGTAACCCGTATAGCACGGAGACAAGCTTATGACCAGTCTATTTTTTCGCAGGTGGTCTCAGTCCACCAACTGTTGTTCCGGCCGCTTTAGCCAGCTTCGCAGCGATCTCAGCGCCCTGTTCTTTGTGGACCGCACCTTGCTTGGTAAGATTCCATCCATCGTGTGACCAAGGATTAGGATCACCACCTAAGAGACCAGCGCCACCACCAGCGCCACCACCTTCTGAAGCAGGCCACCAATGAGGACGCATCTTCTGCATCTCTTTCATGAATTGCTTTACATCAACTCCAGGAGTAACGCCCTGGACATCAGCCTTGGTGATGAATTGACCAGTGGTCTCATCTTTCTCAAGATAAGCCGCTGCAATCATCTCAACGTCGGCGATTGCTGTGGTGTGAACTTTCATCTCAACCGCAACACCGCGAACAGCTTCGTTCATGTCGCGCCGTTCCATAGCCGACTTCAAGCCATCGTTCTCGGCTTGGAGTGCAGTGTTAGTTTCAGTTAGAGTTGTGATATTGCGTTCCAGAGGTGCTATCTTCTGAGTCAGGCGACCTTCAACGATACCATTGATAGCATCGTCGTCTAGCTTACCGCCAGCGGCGGTTTCCAATTCTTTGATACGATCAAGTTGCCCTTGAACTTCGTCTGGCTTGAGATCACCCCATGCTTTCAGTCCAGTCTGCGCTACTTTATGGTCTTCGCGTTCTTTACGCAGTGCTTCTTGAACGTTTGTGATATCCGCTTGGGTTTTCATCCCAGAGACACCGGCAAGTACGAACTTGCCTTCCACTTCGTCGTAAAGACCAGCAAATCCTTCTGGGATTGAAGCTGCGTCGTCGTAATTCAGTTCTACCGTTACATCAGGCATCCATATGCCTCCTTTAATATGAGGACCTCACGTCCTCGGTTATTGAGACATCACGTCTCAGAGAATGAAGGCACCGAGCAGGAAACACCCACCGCCTAGCATGATCGTATAAATAGGATGAGAGATCCAGGCTGAATAGAGCCAGTCTTTGAAACCATTCCAAAGAGTTGTCATGTTGTTTCCTTCTTCGCTTTGTTACGAGCAGAAATGTCGTCGTCAGTATTATCGCCGTTACCGTTCTGATCAGCACCTGCTCTGTCTGCCGTTTCAGATTTCTTGAACGGGAATTCTTCAGTGTCCTCTGAAGAAGCTGCGGCCTGCTCTTCTTCAAAAGTCATCATTGTCATACGGCGACGGAAAGCGAGATCATGCATAGACTTAGCTGAGATCGGGAAGCCCAAAGAGCGAGCAGTAGCAATCTCAACCATAGTTTGCCCTGTGAGTGGCATCTCTCCGAACTCTTTGTTAGGCTTGACTCTCACTTCGTCTGGATTTTCTCCCATCCATTCAGCGCATACCTTCAAGACCATTTCGAGACCGGCAGCACCAGTCTCTACGATTTGATTCATGTCTGCAGTGCGAGCAGCAACACGGATGCGGAGACTATCACCGCTCTCACGTTCTCTGCTGGTACTGTCAAGGGTCTGCGCCCCCATGCTGCCAGCTTGACTCTCTAGGCTCTGCAGGGCCTCACGTTGCTCACTGAGACCTTTGCCTCCAACACCTATGTACTTAGCGTCAGCTCCGAGAGGCAGATCCAGTCGGGCACCAGCGCCGATGCGAATAGTATCTGTTTCGTCAAAGTTTCCACCGCTGGTCACCAATGTATCTTGACCCTGCATGAACAGGTTCTGTCGATAATCTGCATCAGCTCGGTAGATGGTCATACAAAGATTAGCTAAATTAAGGATTGGAGGATCATCAACGTCTGATGTTAAATCAGCAGCATTGATAATCACGAGAGGAAGTTTGTTCAACGTGGTCCCGCGCCAACTAGGCGCTTTCATCATACCAGCAATATACTGACCGTCCTCAAACACACCTTGTTTATAGATGCCGACGTCTTGGTTTACGTCATCTTTACCAATGGTCAGAACACGATACTTCTCATCTTCATCCCAATTGAAATTATCTTTACGGACCTGTTCTGTTTCTTCCAGAACGACCATGTTAAGGACTTGTGGTACAAGCTCCTCAACTTGACCATCATCCCAATTGATAACTCGCTCGGAAATATAAGTTGTGAGATAAGGTAAGTCTTTTCCTGGAGCAGGATTGGTCGGCATGTCTGCCATAACAGCTAGGCGACCTGTGGTAAGTTGTTCTGTGTTGATACGACGCAGCAAATCAGGAAGCGATTCACCCTTACTGGAGCGGATACCTTCCATCGATTTTGGTAGCTTAATCTCAGGAGGCTGACTGTGCATCATGCCGATTGCTGTCTGCACTGCCTCTCGCACAAAGTTCGGGAATCGAGCTCTTGTCTTATAAGCAAGGTAGGCTCTAGAACCAACAGACTCTACGTTAACACCAGCTCCATCTAAAATCTGGCTTGACGTGTACGGGAGATAAGTTGCGTTCTTGCTCTTAACTTTACGCTCGCCTTTGTAGGCGTCGCGCATAAGGGTCCAGTCAACGGAGACTTCTCCATATTGTGGATGTTTAGATGAGAGTGAATTTGTCATGGAAGCGAGCGTACTGTAAAGACGCTTGTCTTGCAAGTCTTTTTTATCTCAGGTGATATTTATTAATGCGTTCCGGTCGTAGTGCCGCTAGATCCTGTTTGACCAAGAGATCTAATGAAATAGCGCACTTCATCGGCGACGTGATCCTCGGCTTCGGTGTTCACATCATCCATATTCTTTTCATCTCTAGATAGAACTGGCAAAGTATCTATAAATGCCACACAATCTCTAAAAACAAATAAACCAGACTTCTCTCTCGGGAAAGTAGCTAATAAATTGCCATCTGAGTCCTTTTTCTCCTGTGGATGGGCGTTTTTCAGCTTTTCTCTCACTTGGGTCCATCCAGTAGCGCGTGATCCAGGTCTTTTATCGGCCGCTTGCCACTGAATTCCTGGATATTTATGATTATCGTCAAGTTTGACCTTGACTTTCATGTCCGTGGCAATGCAATTTCCGTTTTCAGCCGCAAATATCTGTGAATCAGCGACGCCTCCTTTGACACGACACCAATTCTCCCCGCTGGATCGCCATCCCCATTCCAATTCTCTCTGTACGATCCCTTCTGCGATCTCTGTCGCCAAAAGATTAAGTCCTTCATTCGCATTCTTTGTACACCCATACCATTCTCGAATACGGAACACATCTCCCCGAATGGTACTTCTCCAAGTTCCATCCCGTAACTGCACATCTTCTCCATTGCTGATCGCCCACCAGCCCACAGAGAAAGGTCTTGATGCACCCCAATCAAAACTCCTCGTGATCTTCCATCTATCCGGAATATCAAAGCGAGGAGTAACATTGTAACTCGGATTCCATACATCATCAAACATTCCTCCAGCGACGACGTTCCAGTTACCATCCAACCACGCCTTCTTTTCTGCTTCATTGCGAGCAGCAGCGGCGATCTTCTGTTTATAGTCCGGATCAGCCTCAAGAAGAGCTATATTTTCGTCAATGTGACTATGAATGCTTAGACGGCTCGGTTCGTTATAACCATCATCATCAATTAGGTCATTACGAACAACCATATTCAGTGTATCTGGCTTGAACCTCTTTTTCACCCAATTGTGGCCGGGACCATACGGGTTGGTCGTAGCGCGACACATACGCGGCATCCCCTTGGTGGAAGAACGACAGGTGGACATCATCCGCTTGTAGCCTTCATCATTGGCCCAGTTGCAGAGCTCCTCCCAGCCTATCCACGGATATTCGTGACCATGATAGTTATCATAGTCTGATGTCTTCGCAAATTGGCGCAGAAGAAGCTGCTCTCCAGTCGGCCAAGTCCACGTATGTTCGGAATGGTTGAACTTTGCCTCAGGCCAAATCTGTGGAATCCACTTCTTGGTCTTCGAAATAACATCGGTCAATTGTTTGTAGGTCTGGCGAAACAGAATTCCCTTCCACGATGCGTTATATCCCTTTCCAACATGCATACAGAACGACATCAATAGACTATCAGTCTTACCGCCACCACGGGTTCCCTCAAAGAGGACCTCGAAGACTGGTGTCGAAGCAAGGAAAGCTTCTTGGCTTCCAGGCATCGGCTTCCATATTACGTTCTTTGGGTATTGTCTCATGTGGGTACTGTTAGCCCAGGAAGGGTGCACTGGCAAGCCTCAAACTCTGGCGATTTGTCGTGTATCGCCATATAGTGCCAGTTGGGACAAAGATGCACTCCGGTTTTACCATTGTCTATATAATGTTTGAGGAGTAAATCTTCATGATCGTGGTTCTCGGTAGTAGACTCTGGCATTTCCATGCGCAACGTCCTCGCCGGATTGTTGAAGTTACGAATCAATCTTACTATAGTCTTTGGGCTTACGAGTAAAGCATTATCTTCTATGACAACTCTCTTTCCCTGAGGGATATCGTAATGATCTCTATGGAACCAGTGTCTCCCGAGGCCGACCTGCGCTCCCATTAGGTGAAGATTTCTAATAGAATACGGAAGGCAGACCAAATGACGACGCTGGTCTGTCACAAGCCATTGAATGGGTCGAGATAGTTTAATCAACGATAGTCTCCATGCAATGTGAACAGATGGCATCGCCATCTATAGTATGAAACATAGGTCCTTCATGAGGACACATGATCTGACCATTTGTAAATCTGATGTCTTCGATATTGATCCAACGAACTGTCTTCTTTCTCTCAACATAATATGGCTGATATGAAGCTGTGGTCTCTACGTTGAAGTCCTTGTCTAACCCAAGGAGATGACAGCATCCGTAATCCGGATTTTGCGACAGGACGAGCCAGAAGCCAGTTCCTCTGCGTGAGAACATCTTCCCTACGAGGCTACGAATATCGACCATAATATTCTCCATCTACCTCAACAAGAACTTTATCACCAGCATAGAACGCAACATACCATTCCACGATATCAGCAACAGCGCTCGTCTTAGTGTAGATCTTCTTTTCTTTATGAATAGTTCTGTTCTTGAAGGTAATCCAGCAAAGCATATCCATCTATTCTTTCTCCATCACATACACCTGAAACCAATCATCGATCCTATGCCGCCTGAAGTTAGAATCCCCGCCATCCTGAGCGTGTTTAATCTTTCGGAGAATTTTACTATTGTAAGAATCCAGTCGTTGACGGATACGTTTTTCAACCAAAGCTTCAATCGCTTCATTCATTGTATTCGGCATCGTTTCCCTCCCAATCGTGATATCGATATCGACCATTTCTCTTCTGAACATGGATCGCCATGTGGTGCCACCCAGGAACCGTCTCGACCTCTACTGTATAGTCTTTGATGTGAGAAACTTCTGGTAATGGCTCGCGAATAACTTTGATCTTTAAATAGCCACGAAAGTACCAACATCTCTTGTCCATGTCATACCGACAATTGATGTCCCACCAATAGTAGTGCTGCTTCTGAAGATACATAAAAGTATCGACCGAAAGTTCGAGAACGTGGTCTCCCTTATCCTCGTCCCAATCCATTTCCATCATAGCTGCTTCCCACAGCTTGTTTACTTCTTCAGTTGGTTTCAAGATAAACCCTCCTGATCATCTTTATTTCTCAAGCGGAAGCTTGAGCGAGCCGTATCATTATATCGCCATCCTTTGAATGGTCCTTTCGCATAATACAGAAAATATCCTTTCGCTTCTCTACCGTGCTTAATTCCTCGTTCCTGCCCAAGGAAGATATCACCATCCTTTGAATGGTCCTTTCGCATAATACAGAAAATATCCTTTCGCTTCTCTACCGTGCTTAATTCCTCGTTCCTGCCCAAGGAAGATATCACCATCAGTCCATACAATTTCTATCTCAGTCTGCATCCAGTCATCTTTGTTCATGAGGTATCTACCTCCGACAACAGGGTCTGCAGTCTCGAATTGAGCAGTGTATTGCTCAGAAGTACATTCTACAGTAATATCTGAATATTCAAACATCGGCTATCCTTTCAATATCGTACCAAAGGCGGTCGGGCGCGCCATGGGTCTAAAAATCTGTTTGGTCTATTACCTGTTTCAGTTTGGTTCTGATCCTGCTTCGTCTCCCGTCAATCAATCTCTGAACCTCTCCCCTCGTGACGTCAGTGAGCATAATGCACATTCGGTCTTCAGTCTTGGAGTCGCTCCAAACATCTACTGTGGATTGCTCTTTTCCGCTCATCTAATTGGGATCCTTATAAGGTTCTCGATATTATTTTATTTTAGCGGTTTGGGTTTTACTTGACAAGCTTTACTTGTCTTTCTTGGGATTATGAGGATTCTGGTCCGACTCCGGCTAGGCGGGGGCGCACGTAGCACACCACTGACCACACCCGTTGATGGGGTGGGGTGTGTGGCGGGGCAGCTAGGGCAAGGCTTGCGCAGCCCTGCCCTAGTATTGTTTTACTTGCTAGGCGCAACCAGCCACGCTTGGTTAGGGTTACTGGCCCACGTTGGCATGTTATGTGCCGCCCAACCACCGCGTGGTGGTGCCACGCTGCTAGCCGCTGCGCCTGCCACTAGTGCTTGCTTGTACTGGGCCAGCGTAAAGCCTTTAGGGTGTTGCTTGGTTAGTGCTGTTGCCACCTGCTGCGCATACGCGCGATGTGTGCCGGAGATCACTGGTGGCATAATGCCAGCAACAAACAAGGGTGCTTGTGGTGCTGCTGCCTGTGCTGCCTTGCTGCCTGTTGCAGCCTTGGTAGTGGCAACAGTGCCCGCGCCTGTGGCGGCTGTTGCTGGTGCTGCTGTGCGTTTAGCTGTGGTTTGTGTTTTAGCGTTTGCCATTGTGGTAGCCTTTACGTTTGTGGCCCTTGCGTTATTGCTTGGCCATGTTTTGGTTATAGCCACACAATGTGGCGGAAATAAGGCAAACAAAAAATAAATGCGCCTTAATTCTGCCTTAGTTGCCTACTATAAGTATAGTATACCAACCAACAAAAAGGCTTACACAATGTTTAACCGTTTTTACAAAACCAAGGCACAGCCCCAGCCACTAGCGCCAAGCAAGGTAATTTGCAACCACACGGGCAACACCCTTTACACTGGCAGCTTTGCCATGTGTGCAGCCTACGTGCGGGCCTATGGCCTTTGCCATGTAGCGGGGTAAGGCAATGCAAGGATACGTAGTTAGCTACCGAGACTGGGACGGAGAAATGAAAACCCGTATTAGTTACGGCAAAGACCCAACTAGTGCGATATTTGCGTTTTACGCCACCTTTGACGAGGGTGCACCAGTTGGTATGATAGTACTTTAAAAAGCAGGGCCGCGCCGTAACAAGCGCGGCTTTTTGCTGGAGAGACGTGAGGACCGAGAGAGAGAGACCGGGCG